TGATTTTAAACCAACAAGTTTATTGTTTGGTTTTAAGATCGATGACTGTTCCTTTTCCATTTTGCTCCTTTTCTTCTAGCAGGTTAGAGAGTTCCTGTAGTGTTGCCTCTAAGGCATTTATTTGTCCTATTATATACCTATACTTCTCCATGTTGTCAACACCTCCCGAAGTTACAGATATAGATAACGCTTCTGATCTAGTTTTAATAAACTTAATTAGTTTTGTTACGACGGTTTCTAATTGCATTTTTACCTTTCTTAAAAATAGCAGCGACTTGTGATTTGCCCATAACCTTGGCACGCTGTTCTCCAACGGTTAGGATTTGTATTTTTCTTGCAAACGGTTTAGATATCTTTTTAACTTTTGCAACAGTCTTACGAGCATCAGCAGGAGTTGCAAACTTAATACCAACAGTATCTTTAGGATTCTCATCCGTATACAACCTCCTGCCAGAGCCTTTTGGTTTTTTACCCGTTCCTATTTTTGGATCGGCCACCTATGACTCCTTTCAAAGTTTTTGCTTGAGCAGCATGAGTCTTAGATGCTTTTTGCAAACCCTTCATTACTTTTTTTATTTTTGCTTTTGCTTTTTTCATTATTTTTTCTTTGCAGCTTTTTTCTTTTTAGCCATAACATATTTTTTAAGTTGTGGTGGTATAGAACCTTTTTTCATTCCAGGTCTTTGCATCATCATTCCGCCACCCATTTTTCCTTGTCTAGACTTCATCTTGCCTGCTTCTCTCATAGTGTTGCCTTTTTTTGGTCCTGCAACTATGTTTCCTTTTTTATCTTTTACGTTTATTGGCATGTTTTCTCCTTTAACATTTCCATCTTCTACGGGCCTGTCTTAGTCTTGAGTTAGGATCTTTGGCAGCTTTAGGAAATTTTTTCATTTGTCCAAGTGATCTTGCACAAAATGATTTACGTCTTTTATCAGCTTTAGATCCTGGTTTGACTTTGCCAGTGACCGCTGTTTTTAGTTTAGAGCCAGGATTTTCTCTTCTATATCGGGCGACCCCAGCTTTAGTCATCCCTGCTCCAGATTTTGTAGATCTGAAATACTTTTTAGTTTTTGGTGGTTGTCTATCTCTTTTTCGCATTTTACCCACCTGCTCCTAATGGTTTATCCACTGAACCACCTTTTTGACTTCTTTTGAAAGCCGTTTTAGCGTTCGAATATGCATCTCTTGCGTTACTTATGTCCATACCCATGATTGTTTCTACTCTTTTAGGTCTATTTTTTTTAAACCAATTTATAATTTCATCTGGTGTAGCACCACCACCTTTTTTAGAAGCTTGTTTAAAAGTTTCATATATGGGTCTTAATATTGTAACAGTCATTACATCATACCCATACGTCTAGCCATGAATCCACCACCCATTGCTTTTGTTCTTTTAGTAAAAGTTTTTACATTAGTTGGTTTACCACCGACGCCTTGTGCTACCGATCTTTTTCTAGAAACTGCTGATCGTCTTTGTCCCTCTGTCATACGTCTTGCTTTTGCAAGAGGAACACATTTTGGATATTTACGTTTTGCATCTTTCTTTTGTTTTGATCTTCCACACTTTGAGAAAGAACCATCTTTCTTTTTACTTCCTATGTCTACCCATTTCTGAGCGAACCATTTTTTAAGTCCATTGCTTGCCATTACACCATTTTAGTTTTTTTACGTCTGTCTGACATAATAGCGCCACAGCCTCTAGCTACAGAACCACTTTTTAATCCTTGTCTTCTTAATCTTTGAGTAGCTTCCATCAATCCACCGCCCATTCTTAAAACTCTTGTTGGAGATCTTGGTTTTGCTTTTTTATCTCTTAGTCTTTTAAGTTCTTCTATAGATATAGATCCCTGTCTACCAGTAGATTTTTGATTTCTAAAACCCATTATTTTTTTTCTTTCACCTCTAGGTTTAACGGCACCCTGTCTTATTTGTTTTAATTTACGATTTTCTATTGGCCCACCTTCTGCAGCAGGTTTACGTCCTCTAAAATCTTTTCTCTTTACACCACTTGGGTCTTTAATTTTACCTGCACAAATTTTACTAGCGTAGGCGTTAGCATATGCTGACGGATACACTTTAAATTTTCTTTTCGCTGCGGCTTTACCTCTTGGACATAGTTTAGTCATTATTACCTCATGTGTTTTTCACGCATGATGCTACCAAAACTTCTTTTTCTATTTTTTACAAACTTGTTAGCAGCTGTCATTCTTTTTTGCGCTTTTTGTTTTCTCTCTTCTTTTGCAGGAAGTTTAGACATAGCGGGTCCACCACCTTTTTTATTGTCTCTTTTTAATGGCGCTCCTTTATCATCTCTTTTAAATGCTTTTTGTAATCTTTTTAATTGTTCTTGCATTTTTGGTGGTAGTGGATTGTCCATTATTTCTTTTGTTGCTTTTTTACCCTCTTTTGATTTTAAAAATTTTTTTGCTGCTTTTCCTAATTTTACAGCTATTCCACCGATAGCAGCTTTTTGTCTACCTGTAGCTCCTGCTATTTTATCTGAGTAAGTTATTCTATCTCTTGGTGGTGCTAAAGCTGCAAACTTTTTTTCTTTTGGTGTTGTTGGAATTTTACCACCTTTATTCATTCCAAATCTACGGCTCATCATTCCGCCGCCCATTTTACCAACTCTTCCACCTTTATTAAAATCTTTAGGTGCAATAAATTTTTTAATTACTTCAGTATTCTCTTTTTGTATTCTTTTATATCGCTCTTTATTTGATTCTGATTTTCCTATTTTAGCTCCAAAAGTAAATTTATCGTCTTTTTTAGTTTTTGGATTTTTTATTTCAAAAGTAGTTTGTTTTAATTTAGCTTCAGCTGCTTTTGTTTTTTGTTTAGCTATTTTTAAATCTCTTGAAGCTTTTTGTAGTCTCGTTGAAGGAACATTCGGTTTAACAGATTTAATCGCTGCACCAGTAGACTTTACTTTTCCAAAAATTTTTTTACCTGCTTTTACAAAACTAAATACACCCATTATTTTTTTCCTCCGTTTTTAAAAATCTGTGTACCCTTTATACCATAAATACTCGCCACGACAAGGATCCACAAATTTGTGAACCATGACGGCAGCTGCTGGAACTGCTCAAAGAACTCTTTTATCTTTGCAGCTGCACCAGGATCGTCCGAGAAGACACCCCAAGCAATCACTAATATCGGGAGCGTTAACACGATCAACACGAACTCGTCTTTCCAGTCCGATTGTCGGGCCTCTAACAATTTGCCCTGGTATTCGCTCTCACCTCGGGCCATCTTAGAAGCATGCATGTGTTGAGCGTCTGCCATCGCCATCTTCGTCTCTTGTTTTTTCTTATAGATGTGCGTTGCAGCGTTTAAGCCAAGTTTAAGTGCACTGAACCACATAATTATATTACGTTAGCTGTTTTTTTCTTTTCTGATAGCATTCTTTTAGTGCCTCTTACTGCAACCTTTTCAGGTTGAACAATATAATTGACAGCACCGTTAGAAACTGTAGCAGATCTAGGATCTTTTGCTAGTTTCGGCTCGGGAACGCTAACTACTTTTTGTTTTTTATAGTTCATCATAACTATTTGCTCCTTTTTTTGGTTTTTTCCACACCTTTTATAACACCTTTATTCTTAGATGCATAGAAAACAGTCTCGCCCTTCTTTTTTCCGTACTGTTTCTTCATAGATTTCATAATTTTTTTACCTTTTTCGTTTAATGGCATAATTAATCGTCTATCATCACCTTTGCTTGGTCAACTCCGCTCTTTGCAAGGCTAACTCCCGCTCTTAATTTTGCTAAATCTTCATTTTGCTCCATTTTATCCTCTGCAATGTCGCCTTGTTGCATTAATCTTGCCCTTGCAAGGTCAATTTGTGCTTCGTCGTTGTCTTTTTTACGTTCATTTTCCATCGCACGTAAGTCAACTTCTCTAGATTTTAGTTTTAGTAACGGATCAGAGTCAAATTGTGACGTAATTTTCTTCTCTTCTCTCATAAACTCTTCAGTCATCTCCGCAATCAACACAGCTTTTCTCGCTTCTACTTGGTTTGTAAGAGATTGTAGCTGTTGTTGCATCATTGGATCCATTACAGCTTGTTGTTGCATCATCATCATTTGTTGTAATTGTTCTCTAAACTCTAATTCTATCTGTTCTTGAGCCATTATTGATATGTGTTCTAGTATATTTTTTTGTATTGCAGCCATAATTGATGGATTATTTCTAACCATGTTAGTTGACATAAAATTTAAGTGTGCAGTTATGTGTGCTTGGTGGTCTTGACCTGGAAAAGCTTGGAATGGTTTACCTGCTAACGCATTTATGTGCTCCATGCTTGGGTCCATTGGTGCATTTGGTGCAGGTGGTGGTAAAACTGCGTCCACATTTTTAACACCTATTGCCTCGTACATGTTTCTGTACACTTGATACAAGTTGTGTATTTGTGGGTTTGACGTTGCAAGTTGCAACTGTGTTTGTGCAAGTGTAATTCTTTGAGACATAGAAAATATATTTGGATCTGCAACAGGTACAACATCTATTCTATCATCAAAGTCTGCTTGTTTAATATTTCTTTGTCCGCCAACAACATCGTATGGATATTCTGGTGGTAAATATTGTGACACTGCTTTTGCTAGTAATTTAAATTCATCTTTCATTGCTGCATAACATCTCTTATGTATTGCAGACATAACTCTTGAACCACGTTCTAACAATGCAATCGTTGTACCAACAGCTGCTTGTTGGTTAGAGTCTCCAACTTGCATGTCAGCTATTGCAGCGAATCTTTGTCCTGCTTGTACAACTATGCCTAATAAATTTAATAATGTTTGTGATGGCTCTTTGTATGGTAGTGGAAAGAAAGCTTCTCTTAAATTACCACCTGGAGCATCTACATCTTTGAACTCACCAGGTTGTATAGGAGCTGCTTCGTCTCTAACTCTAACACCTCTTTGTTTAAATCCTGCTGGTAAGTTTGATAATGTCCCCGCGTCTAATAATTGACGGAGAGCCGCCGTTGCCGTACGACTCAATCCGCCAATCATATGAATGAGTCCAAAGCCATAAAATCCAAGTCCTGGCAGAAATTTGAAATGGACAAAGTATTGGATCTTATTTTTCTTTAGATCATTGGGCGCATAGTTTCTCCGTATGGAGAGAACTAATCGGCTACCTTCTTCTACAGTTACTATGTAGGGTAATTTTACTCCTGTTGGTTCACCATCTTGACCAACTTCTTCAAAACCTTCTAAGTCTAAATTAACATGACATTCTAATAAAGTATAAACTGGATCTTGTTTGCCAACTTTTTTAGTGCCATCTAATTCTCGTTCTTTTTTTTCAACATCATTTTTTTCTACAGTTCCTGGTGGTGATAATTCTATGTCTCTGTAAAAACCGTTGACTTGTTGTTTTCGTAATTCGTTTTCTGACATTTTAACAACGTGTATGACAGACTCTGCATCATCTAAGCTTGTTGCAGTGTATGGTACAACTAATTCATCTGCAGGTACAAATTTTGATACGACTCTACCCATCGGCACATCGTAATAAACTTTTTTAAATGTAGAACCTGCAAGTGGTAAATGAAACAACATAGAGTCAAACTCTGCTTCGTATTCTTTCATCTCATCCATGATTAAATAATTCATGTAATCTTTGACACGTTGTGCCTGCATTTCTGTTTGTGGATTTTTAATTCCAATAACTTGTGTTCTTACTGGTCCTTCTGCAGGTAATAATTCTTTGTACGCTTGAGCTTGAAACTGTGTAACAGCTTCTGCCATTACTGGGTGTGTTGCACCACTAGCTCCTTGAAATGGTTCTGTTCTGTTTTCATATTTAAATCCTAACAAATCTAAACCTTGTGTATAAGATTGTTCCCAATCTTTTCTTGATGCTTTGTAGTCCATATAGTTTTGTACCATGTCGTTACCAACTGGTTCTAAAACATCATCAGGTAAAATATCTGCTAAGTTATCAAAATGATTTTCTGTTCCAGGTATGTTGATAGCACCTGGTTCAAAGTCTATTGTAACACCACCGTCTTCTTCTGGTGTAACTTCAACGGGACCTTTTTCTACAATTTCTTCTTGGACGTCGACCTGTTCCTCACCTGGTAAACTAACCTCAGTACGAGTGTTCGGGAGTCCTTTATCTATTTCTGCCATTTAATACTCCTAAGTTTTCTTAACACGTTTTAATAATGAAGGCAACCCATCCTTATCTTCATTCATGGATTTTAACATAGCACCTGATCTATCTCCTGCTAGTTTTGCAAGTCCTCCGCCTGCAGCTGCAAACTCACTAAAAGCAAAAGCTTCTCCTTCTCTTTGCAGTTTTTCTCTTTGTTCAGGTGTCATGGATCTTAGTTCATTTGTTCTTTTTTTAGTAAACTTACCAAGTTGATATACACCTTCTGCTACCAGTGATGCAATACCTAGTGGTGATGCTATTCTTGCAACTCTTGCTGCCATAGCAGGTGTTAAACCTAAATTAAAAAATCTTTGAGCAACGGGTCCAAACTTAGCTGATTGTTTTACAAGTTGTGGTGCGAACGCAGCTTCTGCTGCAATGCTTGCTCTGTCAACAGCGGATGTTGGATCAACACCAAGTCCTAAATTTAGTGCTACAGCTCCTGCTGGTGTTGGTATAGTTTTAAAAGCTTCTCCTAAGACACCTGGACTAAAAAGAGGATTTGCATATAACGCAAAACTTTCTTTAGATGCAGGGTTAGAAATTGCTTTTTTAACCTTACCTAAAATATCAGGTGCAAATCTTTTAGTATAATTTAAAACAGTTTCTCTACTTTTTTTATCTTGTAAAATTTCTTTAAAGTCTGCGGGTCTGAAGCCTCTTTTAATTTCAGCATCAACAGCTTTACTAACAATAGGAGATAAAATTTTTATTCTTTCTTGTTTAGGTAATTTATCTAATTCTTTTAAATTTATATTTTTAGATGATAAAAAAAATTTTTTATTTAAACCTTCAAAAGAGGGTTCTAAAGTTTTAGGATCAATTGTAATTCCAAAAATTCTACCGCTTGTTTTTTTAACCTGTTCTTTAACTTGATTGTTTATATCTAATAGTTCTTTTTCTAGTTTTTCGTTTAAACCAGAGTTTTCTATTTTTTTCATCACATTAAATTGTTTTTTATAAATAGGTTCTAATGCATTTTCGGCTGGTTTTATTATTGCTTGATTTATTAATCTAGAATCCATTCCAGTTAATTGTGTGTCAAAAACAAGACCTAATCTATTCATGTGAGCTTTTGAAACTCTGTGAGCAAAATCTATTTTACCTGATAAATTTTTTTCAGCTAACAAAGGTGTTTTAGTTTTTATAATAGTGTCCTCTGCTTTAGGACCAGAAATTTTTTTTAATAATTTTTTTCTTTGTGCTATAACTTCTGCACCAGCTCCACCTTTAGGATATTTTAGACCCTCTTTATTTACATAGAAACTAACCATTCTTTCAAATTGTCTTTCACTAATTGGATATCGTTTAGCAAAATTTTTAGCTTGATATTTTTCAGGCATAGTTTTACCTGGAACATAAGTATATTTTAATCTTAGTTCATTTAAAAATTTTTCTTTCATTTTTGGATTTGGAAAAGTTACATCTTCTATAACTCCAGCATTACCTTTTTGTTTGATACTAATTCTTTTTTTCATTTCTTCTTTCGTAGGTAATGTTCCAATAGTTTCTTGCTTACCTTTTCGAACCTTCATTTGTTTATAACGATCTAAATTTTTATATTTTTTCCCTGTTCTGTCTTCATACTCTTTTATGTTTGATTTCATTTTTGCTGTTAGTTTTACTGGCTTGCCCGTACTTTGTCTTTTTTTAAGTATTTTTTTTAACTCTTCTTTAGAGCCCCGATAATTTTTTCTGTTAGACTTACTGCCGCCTATAGTTGTTCTTATGTGATATAAATTACCTTCGTTAAATAATTTAACTAATCTTGGACTTTTTCTGACTGCTTCAGTTAGTTGTTGCACTTTCGTAATTGATCCATCACCAAAAGGTATTCGTCCACCATCAGCTCGTGGATTACGTTTCACAAACTCATTAATAGCTTGTATATCCTCTACGTCTTTTTTGACTGGTGGTTGTTTAATCTCATCTGCTGTTTGTAATTGTGGTAAACTTTTTTTCTCAAAGATTTCTTTCAGTCTATTTTTTACTGGTCTAATAAGATACTGATTGACCACTTTTATTTCTTTAGGGCCAAGTTTCATTATTCTCCTAACATCATTGCAATACCGCCCGATGCTTTTTTATCTCTTGCAACTTCTTCTAATATTTCTTGCTCAACATCAAACTTATCTTTAATTTCTTTTGATATATCTTCAGCGTCGATACCATCCTCAACTATAGGATCATTAAATTCATCTTTTTGTATTCTAGAATTATACTCAGTGTATTCTTCATATTGGTCAGCAGGTGTACCTTTTGTTGTTTCATCAGCTTGAGCCCTTCCTGGCGTGTATTCCATAGTCTGAACTTCGGTAACCATCTCATCATTTTCTTTACCAATTTTTTTGATTTGCATCTCACCTGTGCCAACATCTTCTGTTAACATTAATTCTGACTTACCGTCTTTACCCTTCATAGAGTACACATTTACTCTTTCTTGAGGACCCTTAAATTGTCTTCCTAGTAATTTAATTTGTTCTGCTAATTTTAAAAAATATGGTGGCACAGTTTTTGCTGCTTCAACCGCTTTTTCTATTACAGGTGCTGCAACCTCTGCGCCTTTGAAAAATTTACCAAGAACAGGTAGTGCTGTAAGACCGCCCATAATTTTCATGAACGTTCTTCTGTCCATACCTTTTTTAAAACCGATACGTCCACCGTCTGCCTTTTCTTCTGGATCTGGTTTTGGCATATTTTTAAATCTTTGTTTTGATAAACCTGTGTATGCTTGATCGTAAAGATCTAATCTTTCCATTGTAGGTAGATCATCATACACCTTACCCATTCTTTCGGCTAAATCCTCTGCAACTAATTCTGCATCAACTTTTATGTCACCAGAAAAACCTGGTGATACATTATCAATTGCTTCATCTATCATTTTTTTTACGGCAACAGGTTTAGTTTTCATTGCTCTCATGATACCTGATTTAAGAGCAGCACCTTCTTGTGTGCCGCCCGTGATAGGTTTGCTTGGATCTAAAACGTTGCCTTCCATGTCAACAACTTTATTCATGTCCTTAAATCTTTGAACTGCTTCTTGTTGAATTTTTATTTTTTCGAGACCATCTGGGTTTCTGCCAGTTGCTTTTCTAAAACCTTTTGTTAACTGAACAATCATTTCTGCCAGTGTCATTCCAAATCTTATAGCCATTAGTCTCCTCTAAACTTTCTTGGTTTGTATTTTCTCATTTCTGGCAAACCTTCTTCTTTAAATCTTTTTAATCTATCTTTTTGTAGAATTTCTGCTCTCTTCATAGGATTAGTAACACCTTTAACTAATTTTCTTTGACGTCCTGGTGCTCCTCTAAATCTTGATCTAACATCTGGCAGGCTCTCGTATCTTTTTACAAGATCTTTAGAACCTTTAAATAATTTTCTGTTAAGAATATCTGCAGCATCCTGCATGTCTTTCATATCTTCTTTAGATTTACCTTTTGTAATTCTTGATTTAATTTGTTTTATTGTTTTCTTATACGCATCGACAGCTGGCTGGTTCATCTTCTCTAACATTCTTTTCATTTTAGAGAAACTAGCTCCAAATTTTTCCATGTCTTTTTTATTAATTTTTTTGATTTTTTCCGCAGCTTTGGCTGCTGCTTTTGATATTTTAACAACTCCTGCTACTGAAAATTTTTGTCTTCTAAACATTATAATAGTTCCTTTTACGAGTCTCTGCCTTTTCATCTACGTAATCTTCAGGGTGATCGATCAGACCGCCCTGTCTGAATCGCATAATAGCTTGGGTCGTAGAGTCCACCAAGTCATCATGATCACCATATGGGAACGCTGCGCATTCTTCTATGACCTCCTCAGCAAATTTTTGTTGAGGACTCCATATCATACCAGATTCGAACAGAGGTGCAACAGCATTTACACGAGCGTGCTTGTCGTTTCCTTTTGACGGTGTGAAGTTCACTACAGGTATATCCATTTTTCTAAGTTCGTATGTTAGAGGTAGACCTGATGCTTTTGCTTCAATAATTACAGATTCAGGTTTCCAATAATCGTATTGTTCAAGGGCCAATCTACGTAATTCAGGGAACTCGTATC